AGTAATTATATTTGCTCTATGAAAAAAATATATTTCATTTTGTTTATATTACTCACATCTTGTGAGCAGTATGTTACAGAGACAAGTAACGTAACATTAAGTGGAAAGTATGTTGTATCAAAAATTCATATTACCAATTCAGACCAAAACCAAACAAAGGATTCATTATATGGGCTCGGTAGTATCTATGTGAATGATTTACTTCCAAGTCCGTTTGATTCAATAGAAATTAATAAGTTCTATATCCATATGGATTATTCTACAATTAGATTAAATCAGTTGGGAGTTTATCCTACAGGTGGTGAGATATGGGAGTATGGTTCACCTCCTAATCGAATATATTATAGGATTTTAGGTAATAATTCTTATAATAGTGGGTATTTGCAATTTGATTACATAACCGAAGATGGTTCATCAAGAACAATGACATTCCTGATTGAGGAAGACGGGATTGAATCCCTTCAATTAAAAAGTTCGGGCACTTGGTTTACAAATGCTTCGGGTGAAAAACAATTAATGACATTATCTCTTACGAGAGTGGGTCCTTAATATAATTCAGGTTTTGGTAATGACTTAGGATTTATTTCGTAATACTCATTCAAAAACGAAATAAGTTCGTATTCATCCAATTCAATTTTAGAGTCTTCTTCGAAGAGTTCATCATCTTCATCATCAAACTCTTCACCATAAAATTCAAAACTCTCAGACTCAAGAACAAAACCATATTCTTCAGTAATTGAATAATCAATGTTATCTGTTCTAAGAACATCATCTTCATCATCAATTGTTCTGAAAGATACTTCCAAGATGTTTGACTCTGTGTTTAAAAAATAGGATACGATTTCTTTAATTTCCATAACGTTTAATTTATTAACAAATATTCAGAAAAGAAGCAAAAATCAATATATCATAAAAAAACCCCTAATTTTTGTTAGGGGTTTTTCTTTAATTATATTTTTTAAATCTGTTAAACATTTCGTTTATTTTGTTTTTCTGAGCTAAAAATGACTCTTTTAAATCTTCGTCAACTTCTTCAAATTCATCTTCTTCGTCAAGTTCGCTCTCATATGAGAATTCTTGATATGGTCCCGCTTTACCAGGTCCTTCACTATCAAAATCATATGCTTTTTTCATGGCGCCATAGATTCCTTGTGCTCCTGAGATGTCAGGTTGTTCTTCCAATTCATCGTTACTCATCATTTCAAGGTCATCTCTACTTAAACCATAATCGTCTTCACTTCTATCTGAACCAAAAATATCACCATGAATACCAGAATTGGCATTTTTCCATTTTTTAGTTAGTTTAATATTGTCACCTTTTTTCAAATGTTTGTGACCTCTTGGTAAATCAGTATCGTTTTTGATTTCAAATTCATCTTCAATATCCCAGTCGGAATATCCTTCTTCCAATTCTTCGTCAGCCCAAGCAGATTCCATTGTCTCATACATCTTTTCAGGTTCATATCCATACATATCATCTTCACCTAATTCATTTACAGGATAAACGCCACCAGGTCCGTTGGATACAAAATTATATGCTGAATCAACATCATCAACATCCATATCATCAACATTTCCACCTTGTTCATAAAGTTCTGAATCATCATCTAAACTGTTGATAAAATCCTCAACACTTTTTTTACCTAAAGCGTAACCAGTACCTTCTTTACCTTTGAAACTAAACATACTTTCTCCTTCAGGGTATGTATATTCGTCTCCGTATTCAATATCATCTTCTCTTGATGGTGTTCTATATCTATATTTTTTACCTTTAATTAAGTCTTTAATATCAATTTCATATACTTCACCATCAGTTACTTCAGATGAGTTAATATCTTCAAATCCGTCATCTTCGTTGTCAGGGTCTTCCATATCATCTTCAGTGTATGATGATTCATAATCCATATAATCATCGTCATCTGATTCTTTATATAATTTTTTATGCATTCCTTCAAATGTTCCATAATCATTCCCACCACCTTCAACGTAATCAAAATCACCATTCTTAAGGTTTAAATCTCTTACACTATAGATATCATCTAAATGACCTGTTTCTTCTTCCATATGTCCGTATCCACATTCATTGCAAACACCTTCATACATTTCACCACCACATTCACACATATTACTTTCATCAATCTCTGATTCTTCCATACGTCCATATCCACATTCGTTACAAACACCTTCATACATTTCCATTGAACCGCATTCATCACAAACTTCTTTAGTTTCATCTTTATCTAAATTGTAGATTGGTTTTTTGGCGTCTTCATCATCCCAAATTTTAATATCTAATTTTTTATCACCTTTAGGAATTAAAGTTTTACTTTTATGTTTATGAGGACCTTTCTTAGTGAAGATATCTTTAAACCCTTCTTTGGTTTCAGATTGTTCATTGATTCCTACGTTGGTGTATGTTTTAACTTCACCTTTATTGTTAACAACCAAACCTTCTTTATCTCCAGCAAAGTCATAAACTGTTAATGGTTGAGTGTTTGATACCTGTGGTTGCATTGTTTGGTATCCGTTATATATGCTTTTGTGTTGGTTCAGAATATCTGATTTTTCTGCTGCAGATAATTGACCTAATCCGAAATATCCTCTCATAGTATTTTTTTATTTATAAATATCTTATTTAAACCCAAATCCTGAATTGCTCTCAACAGATTCAGATTCACTCATAACTTTTTTAATTAATCTAATTAAATCTTGTTCGGTTAATTTTATTTTTTTCATTTTATTATGCAACAATTAAAGTTGTTGGTTTACTTATAAATAATACCAGTTTATTTAATTTAATGTTATTTGTTGGTCTTGGGGTTACGGTAACAATAAGATTTGTTATTTTATTTCTATTAGTGTATTTCTCTAAGTTCTTTACAAGTTCTGAATTTTCATCGTAAATAAAATAATATACAACACTATCACCAATTATTTCTTTATATTCATTATCATTATGGGGATTAAACAAATTAGTTTCATCAGAAATTTCTTGATAAACACTTTTACCGTCTGAGGTCACCACATTCAATCGTTGTATTAAATTTTTTACAACTTGGTACTTCGCATCATCTTCTTTTTTGTATGGTGTTATTTTTGCACCTAACTTTATTTTACCTTCTTTATACGGATTCGGTGCTGCGAAGGCTGATATTGTGACTGTTTCCAACCAACTCATAAATTCATCGTTATTTTCAGGACTTACTTGTTCGTTAACTAAACCGTACATTTTACGGATTTGTTCTTTTTCAGATTCTTGTAGAATAAATTTCCTCATAACTAATAAATATCAAAAAAATCACAAATTATTTGACGTGACATAAAATAACATCTATCATTATTCTATGAACATATTAGAACATTACGATATTAATGAAATTGCTGATGGTGCAATTTTGTTGGACGGACTTGAAGAGGCAATTGTTGGTGTGGTTGAGGAGTTTGGAAATGGTCCAAGAGTTTTGTATTCTAAAAACAAAATTTTGGACATTTTATCTAAAAGAGATGGTATGACTTGGTCTGAAGCTGAAGAGTTTTATGACTACAACATTTTGGGTCTTCATGCGGGTGAACAAAATCCAGTTTTTTTAATTACAGAATAATCCTTACCTTTGTGAACTAAAGTTTACAAAAATGAATATATTCTTTCTTGACAATGATGTTAAAAAATGTGCTCAATACCATTGTGATAAGCACGTAGTTAAAATGATATTGGAAACTGCGCAACTTTTGTGCGGAGCTCATTGGGCGACAGATAGCCAATATTTGATACCATATAAAATGTCTCATAAAAATCACCCGTGTTCAATATGGACAAGGGAATCACTTTCAAATTACATTTTATTGTGTGAATTAGGGCTTGAGTTGTGCAAAGAATACACACATAGATATGATAAAAGACACAAGTCTCAAGATGTTATTGAATGGTGTTTAGTTCATAAACCAAACATTTCTGACATTGGTTTAACGGAACCTGCAAAGGCAATGCCCGATGAATATAAGACAGATTCCGTTGTTGAATCTTACCGAAATTATTATGTTGGGGCTAAATTAGAGTTTGCAACTTGGAAAAATAGAGAAAAACCTTTTTGGTTTGAGAAAAAAGTATTAGATTTGCATTATGATTAAGATTGATAAAAATTTCAAAGGGGATGTGTGGATTTTTTCTGACCCACATTATAACCACAAGAATATATGTCGTGGGACTACCAATTGGCGTTTACTTAACGGAGAAATTCCAGTTGCACAAACTCGTGATTTTCCAAACTTAGAGAAGATGAACTCCGCAATTGTTAATAATATCAATGCGGTTGTTAAACAAGATGATATTGTAATTTGTCTTGGTGACTGGAGTTTTGGCGGTTTTGAATCAATTAAGGAATTTTGGGGTCAAATCATTTGCAAAAACATTCACTTGATTTTGGGTAACCACGACCATCATATTGAGAATAACAGAGAAGATTGTCAAGATTTGTTTTTGAGTGTTTCTCATTACAACACATTGGTGATTGGTGAACACAAATTTCAATTGATGCACTACCCGATTAGTTCTTGGGATGGACTAAATAAGGGTTTTATGCACCTTCACGGACACTGTCACCTTCCAACTCATATGAGATTTGGTAAAGGTCAAAGAATGGATGTTGGTATGGATGGTCACCCTGAGTTTAGACCATACCACATTATTAGAGAAGTAGTTCCAATGTTAAAGAAAAGACCGATTATGTCTGAAATGGATGGAGACCACCACACAGATGAAATCACAGGTAGAGATAAAGGATAATGAATACGAAATTATATTACAAATCGCCAAAGGATAGACATTTTGAAGAACTAAGGTCGGTGTGTATCAGATATTGGTCCACATTTGACGATACGTTTGGTTATGCCACCGAAAAAATCAATCAAGTTAAATCATTTGAAAATAATGAAGGTAACTTTATGACGATGGTAAAAATGATTCATCCTTTGGCTTGGGAAGTAATTGCAGAATTATTATCTTTGGAGGTAAGGAATCACATTAGTATTAGATTGGAAGCTGGTGGCGATTCATTAGAGGCAGATTTCTTCAATATTTGGGGAAACAATGAAGCTAAGAAAAAATATGGTCAATTAAATTAAATAAAATGTCAAGAATAGATAAATTAAAAGAACAGCATCCTGAACTCAATGTCAGTGTAATTGATTTGTTGTCTAAAGTAGACCCAACAGATTCACACAAATATACTGAGTTTTTGGTTAAAAGAATTAAAGAGTGGTATGGTGGTGGCACCATAGAAAAAACTCATATTGCTCTCGGTGTTGAATTAATCGGCACAGAGAATGTAGAAATTTTAAATGAATTTGAAATTCATTCAAAGGCAGGAAGAATTAAGAAAAACGATATTGGACAACATAAAGATTTTGTTTCATTATCTAAATCAGTTAATGAAGCTAAGGAAATTCTTAAACAAAAAGAAGCGGAGAAACAAACAATTAAATTGATGGATACCGATGAATATTGTATTATTATCCCGTTGAGTTACGAGGCATCCAAAATTTATGGTTCAGGTACTAAATGGTGTACCACTCAAGAAAGACATTGGAATGATTATAAAGATAAGTATAAACTAATCTATATCATCCAAAAAACCACCAATAAGAAATTTGCTATTTCTAGAAGAAAAGGTGATGATACCCAAATTCAGGCGTGGTTAGACAATGACAATGAGGTTAGTCCATTCTTATTACCATTACCTCCAGAAGTAATGACCATTATTACCGATGAAGTTAGAAAAAATGAATGTGTTAAAGATTTGATTAAATTTGATAAATCAATTGATATTAAACCTATGGGACACGATTTGTCGTCATTTATTTCAAAATATCTTAACAATTCGGTTTATGTTTCACAACCTAATTCATACTCTTCTATGTACGATGCAGATGTTCTTAAAGAGTTAATAAAGTTTTCAACTTATAGTTATAGGGATAATTTGTATTCATCAGTTGACACGGGGATTTACTATGACGTGCAAGACGAGGAAGACGATAGTTATATTAACACTCAGGATATTTTTTAATTATGTCTTGTAAAGAATGTCCTTGGAAAGTTAAGAATGGTCATAATGATATGATTGTGGGGTTTTCAATTAAAAATGAGAAACCCCACAATTGTCATATGACCAAAAATGGAGGAAAAAACCTTTGGAATGTAGAAGAAAACACAAAATGTAAAGGAAGAATAGAATATGAAAAATTTCTTGGTAATACAAAATAAATCATTATCTTTGTAGTATGAAAAAACTTTTCCTACTTCGTGGTCTTCCTGGCTCAGGTAAATCCACATTAGCAGAACAACTAGGAGGTTCTCATTTTGAAACCAATAAATACTTTGTGGATGAACACGGAAATTATAATTTTGATGGTTCAAAATTAAAAGTGGCACATCAATGGTGTCAAGAATTAGTTGGAACCGCAATGATTCTAAATCACACTACAGGTGAAAATGAAACAATTGTTGTATCCAACACATTTACCCAAGAATGGGAAATGCAATCATACTTTGACTTGGCAAAAAGTTGGGATTACACCGTATTCAGTATCGTAGTGGAAAACAGACACGGAGGTGTAAACCAACACGGAGTACCAGAAGAAAAACTACAACAAATGTCAGACAGATTCGAGATTAAATTAAAATAAAATGCAAACCCTTATATTCAACACCGCAACAAAACAAGTTAGACTCTTGAACGGACCTAGAGATAACGCAAGAGTTTTAGAAATTTTTGAAAACGTATCCACAGTTAGAGTGGAAGTAAATTACTACGAAGTAATGCAAAAAAATTCAACAGAAGAAGATGCAAAATCTATTCCTGTTATGAGAGTTCCAATTTCCAACACAAATATGATTTTACAGCATGAAAAATAAATTAATAAACTTTCTAATCGCATTGGTCATCGGGATTCTTGTGTTAGAATCAACACGATGGGCGTTTTTCCTAATGAACATATCTGACTCATTGTTATTTTATTTGGGTCTTTCAATAATCGCTTTAGAAATTTTTGTTGGAGGTTGGTATTTTATCAATTTCTTAAATAAAAAATTTCCTGAAAAAAATGATGAAGAATCAAAATAAATCACTATCTTTGTAACCAATTAAAAAAAAAATAAATATGACAAATTTAAAATTAGTATTCGGCGGAATCTTGGTAATCCTTTTGATTCTATTATCCCTCAACTCGTGTGAACGTATTGACGCAGGTCACGTAGGTGTTAAAGTTAACCTTTATGGTACAGGTAAAGGTGTTGATGATGTTACAGAAGTAACAGGTTTGGTTTTTTACAATCCTATTTCAACTAAAATCGTTGAATTTCCAACGTTTGTTAGACATAAAGAATACAAAGCTGTCATTGAAAATGGTAAAGTAGTTTCTGATGAATCGTTTGTTGTTAACTCTAAAGATGGTAGTGAATTCCACGTATCTCCTTTGATTAACTATTCTGTTCAACGTGAAAAAGTTCCTTATATTTTTAGCAAATATAGAGTTACTTTGGAACAATTGGAAAGTGGGTATTTGAAAACAGCTGTGTATGATGCTTTTAGGGTTGTTGCCAACTCATATACTGCAGATGCTTTGATTTCTAACCGTCAAGAATTTGAACTTAAAGTTAGAACAATGTTGAGAGAACAACTAACTAGTGAAGGATTCATTTTGGGTCAGTTTACCTCAAATCTAGTTTATCCAAATACATTTAAAAATGCTATTGAAGCTAAAAACAATGCCGTTCAAACAGCTCTAACAGCCGAGAACCAAGTTAAAACCGCTGAAGCTAATGCAAAAATCCAAGTGGCAACTGCTGAAGGTAACGCTCAGGCAATGTTGGCAACCGCAAGAGCTGAAGCAGAATCTAACAGATTGAGACAACAAACATTAACACCTATGTTGTTACAACAAATGTGGATTGAGAAGTGGAATGGAGCGGTTCCATCAACACAACTTGGTCCTGGTACCAATATGATGTTTAATGTGAAATAACAAAAACTAAAACTATGTAAAAATCCTCATCTTTATAGATGGGGATTTTTTTATTCCATAATTTTTCTTATATTTGCATCGTGAATCAATTTTTATACACATTAGAACAATACTCAAGGACTGGTCATCTATTCAAACAAGACCATCCTACACTACCATTGTCTATATGGAACTACACACCTGAAGTTCAATATGGTCAATCGTGGGATGAGGTTACTTTGCAGTGTCGTGGATTGGTTACCGATAATGAAGGTAATATTGTTGCTCGTCCATTTAAAAAGTTCTTCAACATAGAAGAAGGTAGACATACTCCAACCGAAGAGTTTGATGTGTTTGAAAAAATGGATGGTTCATTGGGTATTCTTTTTTATTATGAGAGTGGATTGTTAACTGATGAGGAAAGATACAACATATGGTTTGATAACAATTACGAAACAGGTATGGAAAGGTTTTTTGACCCAAACAATCTACCTGATTTTGAAAACCCATATTATAAACCAACACCAAAAACAAAAGGTGAATGGATATTTGCAAGTCGTGGTTCATTTACTTCGGACCAATCAAAAAAAGGTCGAGAATTACTTGAAAAGTATAACTACCAAAGATTGGATACTAACTACACTTATTTGTTTGAAATTATTTATTAGATTTATTCTTAAAATAGTATTGTTTTTTATTATATCTTATATTTATATGTAAAGATTAATTATGAATAAGGAAGCGTTTGTATATAGATGGAAAAACTTAACTAATGGTAAATCATATATTGGATATCATAAAGGGAGTATAAATGACGGATATATATCATCGTCTCGCAACGAAGAATTTTGGAATGATTTTAACAATCCAGAAATGAAGTGGGTTAGAAAAATTATAACAGAAGGGACTTCAAACGATTGTTTACAAATTGAACAAAGAATATTAAAAAAAATTGATATTAAGGATGATAAATATTATAATAATGCCAGAGGTTCTGAAATAATTTTCACCAAAAGTGTATTGGATAAAATGTCAAAATCTAATAAAAAACGATGGGAAAATATGACAGATGATGCTAAAGTAAGACACTCTAAAAAAATATCTGAAAGTAAAAAGGGTATCCCAAGACCAAAAGAGGTTGGTGAAAAGTTAAGTAAGTTATTAAAAGGAAAGTCCTTTGTAGAAAGATATGGGGAGGATAAAGCAAAGTTAATTGGTAAAAAAATTAGTGAGTCTAATAAAGGACAACATTATCATAGTGAAGAACATAAACAAAATTTAAGTTCAAAACTAGTAGGTAATAAATACGGTAAACACCAAAGTGAAAAAAGTAGACAACTAAAAAGAGAAAAATGGTTAATAAATAACCCTGGTAAAAATCCAACCGACGAGACTAGAAAAAAAATGAGTGAAAGTAGGAAAGGAATACCATCATTAAATAAAGGTGTTCCTAGAAGAAAAGTAACTTGTCCGTATTGTGGTAAAGAAGGTGGTAATGCCGTGATGATAAGATGGCATTTTGAAAATTGTAAAAATAAATAAAAAAATATATTATGGGAGGACAAAATAGAATAGTTGTGGACTATGGTGATATGGAAGATTTGGTATTACTTGGAATGATACATACCAAAACTGGATATGAGGTTGATATACATTTGGGTAATGATAGAGATATCAGGTTTAAAAACTTATTGAGAAATATTGGATTTAACATCGTTAAAAAGTATGATGGTATAAAGGATTACAACGCCTTAAAAGAAATGGTGGAAAACAACGCAGAAGGGTTTGTTGTTCTATTTTCTAATGGAGATAGAATGAAAGTTAAAGGTGAAGAATATCTCCGTCTTCATAAGATAATGACCAATATATCAACAACTGGTGTTTGGGAAATGTTATCAAATGGTAAAGACATAAACGAAGTGTTAAAAGATGTTCCTGATGAATTTTATAAAAAAGTTAAGGAATATGCCGACAGATTAAAGTATGGGTATTTCCAAGTTTCTGAACATTGCGGAAAATCTCACGACTATTTCCGTTATGGAAAATATAATGATAGAGACCCTGAACCGACAAAGAAAGAATATGCCGAGCATGTGATGAAATATTCTCACCCTCCATATCGTGCGGTTATGTTTGCAATGTGGGATGGAAAACCATATGATAAGATAATTTGGAATATACTTAAACCTGAATTTAAAAAACTATAACTATGAGAAAGAAATTAGAAATAATATATGAAAAAAATGTAAAATCTATGTTTGTATTAGATAAGGAAGGTGTATTTAAATCTATGGAGCAAGCATACGAATTAGGGTCACAAGAAGTTTTAGATTGGTTATCTAAGATGGATTATTTATCCGACAATATTGATTATATTATTGAGGAATGGAATAATAAAAACAATAAAAATAAGTTATGACAAACGAAGAACACTTAGAAGAAATTTTGATGGAGGCTTACACTCTTAAAATTGAGAGAGAAGTTTTTGATATGTCCGTTGAATTACGTAGGGAGTATCCTCGTTTAAGTACTGTTGATTTATTTGAGAAATCATTAAAAAAAGTAAAAGAAAATGTTAAAGAACTGGTTTGTTGCTCAGAATAAATTCACTTCCTTCAAAGGAAGGATTTGGTTTATACCTTGTATTAGTATTTGGTATGATAAGAATACTTTTTTAGAGACAGGAGTGGTTACACCTGCGTTTGGAATACAAATTGCGTGGTTGGGATGGGTATACAGTTTTATGTTACAAAAAGGATATTAATATGGAATTATTAGCAACACACCCTGTCAAAAAATCTGACTTAGGATTTCACGGAAACCTATTTGGGGGAAAATTATTATCTTGGGTTGACGCTGCAGTTGCAGCATACGCAATGGAGAAATGTCATACACAAAATATGATTACAATAGCCATAGACGAATGTGTATTTAAAAAACCTGCAAAAGAAAAACAATTAGTTAAAATCTATGCACAGATGACTAGTGTGGGTAATACATCTGCAACCTTCAAAATAGAGGCAAGAGCATTCAATGTCTTCAGAGGAGATGAAGTCATATTGTTGGCAACAAGAATGACGTTTGTTAGAGTGGATGAGGAAGGTGTTCCAATACCCATCTCAGAACAAGTAAAAAGAAAATTTAAAGAAGAGATAGATTTACTTAAAGAACCAATATAACTAAAATAAGAAATGAAAATTATAATATCCAAAAGAGACTTAGCCGATTCATACGTTAAATATGCCTGTGATGAAGTTACCGATAATACAATGACTATGGGTGAATTCATTAAAAAATTAGAAACAGATGAAGATTTTTATAAAAGATTTTTTCCTAAAGATATTAAAAATGATTATGATTGGTCAAACAACAACGAAATTGAAATAGATTAATGAAAAAATTGAAAGTTATGAATAAAGAACAACAAGAATTATTGGATGATGCCTTTAGTAAATTTTTAAAATATAAAAGAGAAAACCTTTTCGATACAAGATGGGATGTTATTATTGAGATGAATACATCTGATAACACCAAACCATATTTTGTTACTGGAAGACCTTTAATAAAAGAAGAATTCATCAACAAATGTAAAACCGATTCTGAGTTCTCTGAAAAGTGGGGATTAAAGATTGAGGAAAGGGAGTTGAGACATAAAGAAAGAATAAAGATGGCTTGGACTATATTTTTCCCTGATAGAAAAGATGAAAATGTTCCTGATTGGTGGAATGTAAAAACATTAACAATGGATGAAAAAAACATCCCAACCAAACTAATCACAATAACATACAATAATGAAAAAATAGAAAGTTATGAATAAAGAATTTTCACCAAAAAGAAGTTTGTCTGACCGATATTCAATTGAAAGTATGGCTAAGTCCAGGGGACTTTCAGTAGAAGAATTTAAAACCAGCATTAAAGAAGAACTTAAAATAAAAGAAGACTTAATTCAAAAGTACTTAGATAAAGGTTATACTCAGGAACAAGCCGAAACCACTGCACTCAGAATACTGTATATTCCATCTTTTGGAGGAGGAACCTTTAAAGATTAAACAATAGAAAGTTATGAATAAAGAACAACAAGAATTGGTGGGTGATGTTTATAAGAACTATGAAAAATGGTGGAAATCTTACTCTCCAGGTGGTGCTCCAATACCACTATCAAAAGAAAAATTCATCAATAAAATCAAAACAGATGATGAGTTTGCTTATAAGTGGGGACTAAAGATTGAAGAACGTGAGTTGAGTTTGGAAGAAAGATATGATTTAATAGAAAAAGATAAACATACTCAATTTGTAAAATGGGAGAGTTTAGGTACAGATAGGATAAGAGAAGTGTTAGATGATAATAATATCCCAACCAAACTAATCACAATAACATACAACGACAAAACAATAGAAAGTTATGAGTAAAAGAATCAAAAAAGGGAATCTGAATTATGACCAATCAGGTAGAGCATACCCCGATAATCCACAAATAAAAGAAAATTGGGATTGTATTTGGGAAAAAGATGGTAAACATTATAAGTTAGTTGGTGATAATGAGCATAAAGAATGGGAAGAAATAGAAAAACAATAGAAAGTTATGAGTAAAGAATTATTAACCAAACTTTTAAAAGCATCTCAAGAAATTGATAGAACATCTAAGGCTAGTTATATCCACCTTTCCTCGGAATTCATTCAAAATAAAGCAGATGAAGAAAAAAATCTAGTTAAAATATAAACATGAATTGGTTAGAACAGCTTATAATGAAATAAAACAAGGTTTGGAAGTCCAAAGATAATTCATTATATTTAATAAATAAGTTATAAATGAAAAAAATAATAATTACACTACTGTTTTTAATTCCAGTGTTGGGTTTTACTCAATATGTTCAAGTACCAACACATTACGATGCTGAAGCCACAGCCATTGAAATTATGAAAGGTCATATTGAAAAGTACTTGAACGATTCTTTAACCGAAGTAGTTATCCAAAAAAGTGAAGACAAATGGGTTACTTCTTATCTAGATAAAGAAGAGATAGTTAAAAAGGTA